CAAGGGCTTAAAGGAATTCCTTCGGCTGTAATGCAAGGATTAAAAGGTATTGGGCCATTATTAAAATCAACCTTAAAAGAAATACCAAGTGTAATGAAATTAGTAGGTGCAACTTTAAAAACATTTGGCTCGTTTGCACTTGATGCAGGAAAAGCAGCATTAGGCTTTGGAGCAAATTTGATAAAACTTGGAGGTCAAGCGTTAATGGCGGCAGGAAGAATGGCAGCTGCTTGGCTAATTGGATTAGGTCCAGTAGGTTGGATTATAGCTGGTATTATTGCAATATTAGCAGTTTTATGGTTAGCATGGAGTAATAACTGGGGACATATCAGAGAACACTTTGCAGAGACAGTAAAATGGATAAGTGACAAGTGGCATGAACTAGAAAATTGGTTTAATGGCTTAGGTCAGAGAGCTGAGGAATGGGGCAAAAATTTAATTCAAGGTTTTGTAAATGGTATTGAAAGTTTAGCAGGATGGATTAAGGATAAAGTTTCAGGCTTTTTTGACAGTAATGTTGTTAAAACAATTACAGGATTGCTTGGAATACATTCTCCATCTAAGCTTATGCATGAATTTGGACAATATACCGTTCAAGGTTTTGCAAATGGTATGAATAATGATATGAATTTAGTTAGCAATGCTTCAAGTAGATTAACAGATTTAGCTCAACCATCATTGCAAAATAGCACAAACGGTTCTGCTTCATTAAACGGAAGTGCTTCAAATGGTGCTTTTGTTATACAACCAGGTGCAATTGTTATAAATGCAGCTCCAGGACAATCAGCGGATGAAATAGCTGAAGCTGTTATGCAAAAAATAGCTAGGAAATTGAGAAATCAATCAAATAGTAGATCCACATCTTATGTTCCGCAATGGTAGGTGATAATATATGCAACAATTAAATTTAGGTAATGTAAGTTTTTATATAGATGAATACCCAGATACAATTGAGTTTGGAGGAGAACAAATTTTAGCAACTCGTAAGTTTCCAGGCGGTGGGAAAGATGTTCAACCTTTAGGAGCTTTTGATGAAGAAATTACATGGAGTGGAGCATTTTGGTTTCAAGATGCTGTGCAGAGATGCAATACTATTGATGCTATGAGAGTTCAAGGCAATGCTGTTACATTGCAAGTTAGTTCTTTTTCTAGAACTGTTATTATAAGCAAGTTTAAGTTTAAATATTATAATGACTTTTATATTGAATACACTATTACACTAGAACCAATTGATGAATATGCAGGCGGTTCAAGTGTTAATGGAATTAATAATTCTCAAAGTGCAAGTGCAACGTCTACAACCCAAACAGTACAGGATTCCAGCAGTACATCTGATCAGAGTCAATCCCAACAAGTAGTACATGTTATGCAAGATGGAGATACACTTTGGGGTTTAGCTGTTCAATATTATGGAGATGGAACTCAGTGGCCTCAAATAGCAGATGCTAACGGAATAAGTGATCCAACAACAATTCCAGATGGTCAAGAAATTACTGTTCCTAATCCTACTCAGGGGGTGTAATTTGTGCTTAAGAATATAACCCCATCAGTTAAGAGAAACGGTGGAAAGCCAGCAAGAGGAATTGTTGTTGTTAATAACACACAAGTAAAATTCAATACTTTTGACGTAGAACAAAATAGTTTTTCGGCTGCAGATACTTTTGAGATTGAATTACCTTTTTTTATTAGAGATCAGCAGTCAGGTGAGGTGATTTTGGCTAATGGTCCCGACTTTCAGAGTATTCTTTTAACTCAAGATGTTATTCCAGTTCAAGTATACGTTGGTTATCTTGAGAATCCTTTAAATTATGGAATAAATAATTTAGGTAATGTAGTTGGAAAAATGATTGATGAAAAGATAACTGATAAGTTCCCTAATTCAACTTCAAGTACTATAGCGACCAATATAGCTAACAAGTATGGTCTAGCTCCAGTGATTACAGCGACTACGACACTGGCAGGAACATACTACAGCAAATCAAGTGCCGTTACTCCAGATGCAAATACATCAGAGTGGGATTTACTTCAATTTCTTGCAAATCAGGAGAATTTTATTGTAAGAGTAAAGGATAATCAATTATTATTTGGGCCTTACAGTGAAGTTACATCATATGAAAATACAGATCCTATTGTCTATACATGGGGATACGATATAGAGAAGCTAGAAATAGAGCGTTCTCCACATGCGGCAAGGGATATAGTAGTGAATGTTATAAGTTATGACCGTGCTAATAAACAAAGAATAGTCGAAACAGCTAAGAGTTCAACTCAATCTTCTTCGAGTACTAGTGGTCAAATAGGAAGAAAAGAACAGTATATAGAGAATTACACAATTCCAGGTTTGACACGTGACCAAGCACAAAAGAAGGCACAAGCAATTTATGATCAGCTTTCACGTTCTCAGCTCATAGGACAAATAGATTGCGCTGGCAATACTGATATGGCTATAGATAGACTTATACAAATTCAAGGTATTGGATTGGGTTTACAAAATAACTATTATCTCAATAAAGTATCTCATAAATTTGATATAGATGACGGATATGCAAATGAGTGCTCTTTTAGTAATCAATTTATGTCAGATGAAAATGCTCAAGAACAGGATGACACATCTGAAACAGACTCAAGTGACACTACATCAGATTCAGACTCAAGTGATAATTCATCAGATTCAAATACAAATGATACTACATCATAATCAGAGGAAAGTGAGGTGACAAAGTAATGGGCTATTATGGTAATGATATGCTTGAACAATTTAAATACACAAGCGATCAGCAGGCAGCTAAATCTTTAAATGCAAGCACAGGATATATTACATCTGTGGACCCTTCAACTTATAAAGCGAAGGTTATGTTAGAGCCAATAGGTATAGAAACAGAATGGCTGCCTATAGGAACTATGTATGCTGGCAATGGTTTTGGTTTACTATCATTACCAGATGAAGGTACTGAGGTACTTGTGGTATTTGAAATGGGAAATATAAGTTGCGGCAAAATTATATGTTGTAATTTTAATAATATAGAAATACCTCCAGCATTAGAAGTTGGAGAGGTTATGATGCTCCACCAAAGTGGGAGCTTTTTTAAATTTCATGCAAATGGAGATGTAGAGCTTAACGCTTCGGGTAAGATTTCAATAACGGATTCATCTGGAGTTAGGCTTTAAAAGAGGTGATTAAATAAATGTCGGATTCAATAGGAACAGAATTAAAACTTAATAATGGAGATTTAGCTTATACGATGGATGGAAACTTGATGTTAGTAGAAGGCATTGATAATATTTGGCAGTCAGTTACATTAAGTTTAACTACTACCAAGGGAACAAATGTATTTAATTCTAAGTATGGAACTTTACTAGGAAAGTATGTAGATGAACCAATAACAGAATTACTAGAGAGCAAAATAGCTTCAGAAGTAGAAACTACAGTGCTTCAAGATCCAAGAGTAACTAAAGTTTCCAATATAAATGTTACAGGGAACAACGGATTAACTGTATCATTTAGCATTTTAACTATTAGTGGTGAAGCAAAATCTGGTAGCGTAACGGTAGGAGGTTAGTACATGGCAACAACATCATATTCAAGTCAACAGTCAACTATATTACAAGGCATGATTGCATATATTCAAAATCCTTCTAATTGGTCGGATGGAATACCAAAGCTAACTAATTTTACTACTAATAATCCTCTCTATGTTCTGTTGTCATCAGTATCAGTTGCTGTAGATACAAATGCTTATGCAATATATATGGCACGTCAAGCTGCCAATATATCCACTGCAACAGGACCAGATTTAGATAATAAAGCAGCTGATTATGGGGTAACTCGTAAACCAGCAGAAGCTGCTAGCGATCCTTTTACATTTATAAAATTTACGCCATCTGTAAGCCCAACTCCAATAATAACAGGCTCATTAATATCAACACTTCCTGATTCGAATGGTACTGTAATAACTTTTACTACAACAGAGGATGCAATATTACCTGCTGGTCAAACACAAGTAAGTGTAAGTGCCACCTGCCAAACTTTAGGTAAAATAGGTAATCTATCAGCTAACACACCTTTATTGGTAAGTTCTGCTATACCAGGAATAGATGGAGTTCAACTAACAGAAACTATTACAAATGGAGTAGACTTGGAAAGTGATGCTAGTTTAAGGTCTAGAACATTAGCTGCTTTTGCTTCATTAGCTACCGGAACACTTGACTGGTACGAACAAACTGCATTAAGTATTCCAGGAATACAATCAGCTACACCAGTCCCTCAGAATCGTGGGCCTGGAACTGTAGACGTATTTATAGTGGGTGAAAATAATGCTATTCCATCAGCAGATTTACAAGCGCAGGTTCAAACAGCTCTAAATAATGGACGACCTATCACTGATGATGCTAAGGAACAAACTCCTACAGCTTTAATAATCAATGCTACTATCCAAATTCATCTCCTAGTTAATGATGGTGGATTGACAGCGGCAGCAGTTCAGGTAGCTGTAACAAATTATATAAATTCGCTTGGCGCTGGAGCTGGGCAGTTAAAATATGTTTATGGTCAGCAATTATGTAGTGTTGCGATGCAAAATTCAAATGTTCCTAATGCTACAACGACTTTTACTGACACTGCTGTATCAGCTTATCAGTTATCACAAGCTGGAACTATCACAGTAATACCATTTTAGGAGGGGATAGTTTGGGATATGCAAATTTTTTAAAATCTTTATTTCCAGATTCTCATGATGTAAATGGAGAAATATATAGTATTATTTTGGGAGCTATAGGTAATGCAATAGATCAATATGACCCAAATCAAATAAATTTAAAATCAGAATTTAGTGTAACAACTTCCGTTGGAGATGCGTTAGTCAGAAATGCTCAAGATTGGGGAGTAAATAAAAGGAATAATGAAGATGATAACTCTTTTAGAAATAGAATTTTATCAATATTACCTTTATTCGCTAATGGTCCTAGAGTAAATGGAATAAAAGCAGTTGCAACGCCATTTACAAGTACTCCTCCAATAATTTTTGAATATGGCCCAGAAGGTTTTGTTATGGGAGAAAGTACTGTTTCAGATGCAGGCTTTTGTTCATCAGGAGATGTATTTACATTTGAGTTACACGTTCAAAATCCTAATAATGTTTCTTATAATCATTTAGATTTAGAAAATGCAGTACGAAAGGCAAAATTAGCTAGAAGTACTGCTATTATTTTTCATAATGGAGTAGATACCTCAACTGCAGCAGAGCAGGCAATAGCTACAATTGCGATAATCTAGAAGGGAGTTTTTAATTTGACTATATCGGCAAGTTTTTTCGATCATGTAAAATATCCGGCACAGGAATTTATAAATAGAGATGCAGATTTTATAGGTAATGGAGTACTTCATCCTGCTACTGATTTTGCTCTAACTTATAACAATAATATGACAGTAAATATAGGAGCAGGAACATCTTGGGCTAATGGTATGAGAATAGGATATGATGCTAATCCTAGTTTGACACTTACGTTTGCAACAGCCGATGCTACTAATCCGAGAATAGATTTAATTGAAATCGGAACAACAGGTACAGGTACACAAGGGGCAGGAGCTATAAAAGTAGTAACAGGAGTGCCACAGGCAAATCCACTACAACCTCAACCAGATTTAGGATTTATAGCATTGTATGCTGTAAGAGTAAATGCAGGTGTAACAGCTATATCTGCTGCTAATATAACAGATTTAAGGTCAGGAATCAGCATTGCAGGAGCAACTAATACGCCTTTGGCATCATCGGTTCCAGGAACACAAACACTTAATACAACAGGAAGTGCTGGAACGTCATCAAATGCTGCAAGAGCAGATCATGTTCACCCTATGGCTAACATAACACCAAGTGGCATAGGAGCTGAGCCTGCTATTGCAACAAAGAATACAGCTTTTAATCAAAATTTTGAAACATTAGCAAGTAATATTCAAATGAATGGAACAGCTTCAGCCGGAACTTCAACTAATGTGGCTAGAGCCGATCATGTACATCCTAGCGATACTTCAAAAGTAAATATAACAGATTACACAAAAATTATAGGGGATGCTGACGATACAGGAACAGCAAACACTTATGTAATAACTTTAGCAACCGCACCAACAGCGTATGCAGAATATCAAATGTTTAGATTTAAAGCTAAAAACTCAAATACTGGCGCAAGTACATTAAATGTAAATGGATTAGGCACAATAGCATTAGTTAAAGGTGTTAATACTGCTTTGGTCGCAGGGGATATTTTAGCAGGCCAAATTATAACAGTAATTCATGACGGAACAAACCT